ATACATAGACAATAAATCAATCGATTCTTGTTCTACCTCTATACCTTTTTTCATTTGCTTTGTTTGAATATCTCTTCTCCTATTATACTTTTCAGAAATATATACATCTAGCAAATGTTTTTGTGCAGTCTTGGAAAGCAATCCAGCTTCTTTGTCTGCTTTGGCTACAGGCTCAGTCATTAAATAACCTACAGAGCTTGCTCTGATCAGCGTTTCATTAAAATTTATCATAATTAAAATAGTTTTCCTTGTTGTTCAAAATAGTCAGAGCTTAAATTAAAGTTTTTTCTCATTGCATTATAGGTTTCAAACCACGCTCTAGCTTGTGATCTAGCCATGCGTTCAATTCTTTCGCAATACTCTACAGCCTCTTGCTTGTCTTTCATTATCCAATATCCTTTAGCATCAGATAAAATCATATAGCCTCCTTTAATTCTTAAATCTCTAATTATTTGCCTTATTTTTCTCAGTGTTGATTCACTTCTATCTACCTCGTGAATTGGATGACTTCCTAACCACCTTTCTGAATCAGCAATTTCTTGTTGTGTTATCCTGTGATTAGCACTTGAGATTAAATTTAAAACACATTGCTCATCATTGGTAAGTTGCATAATTATAAAGATTTAAGTTTTGCATTATAGCATTCCAATACATCTGGATTATTTTTAGCCATTAATTCCCAAGCTCTTAACTCATCCTTAGTCTTGCAAGCATTTATAAACTCTATTGTTTTTTCAGCTAAAGATTTTTTAGATTGAGTTGGGATAATTTCATCTGGAACTTCTTGGTAAAAATCACCTAATTCTTTTAATCTTGTTACATTTTGTTTGTGGTATTCTTCTACTAATTCTCTAGCAATGTCTAATGCTTTATTAGCAGATTCACCTTGGTTAATGGCAAATTCAACACCGATTTTTTCTGAAGAATAGTTACCTAAATTAAATGTTCTTGTGTAGTTAATAGTTTGTATATGCATAGTGGTTTATTTTATTCTGGTTACAATGGTTGCGTTGTCAGTAGCTTTAATTTTAAATAGTTTGTTTTTGTTAGCGTCTTTTTTCTTTAAATTAGAAACCATTACCATTACTGAAGTATATGGGTTGTCTAACCTAAGATGCTCTCCTAAAGTCAAATCGGCTACCTTACTGGAAACCGAATCGGGGGAAATGTTTCTTGCCATGTTATTTGTTTTGGCACAAAATTAATTTAATTAATTTAATTTAAAAAATTTAATTTAATTTATTATATTTGCATTTCATACGCATAGAAGGTTTAACAAGTAATCCCCCTTCCGTTTCTACGGTGAGGGGTTTTTGTTTATAATATCCACCATAAATTGCCTTTTTTGACACCAATGATGGCAATATGCGTCATTAATTGCACTTTACGATGTGCATTTGGCAAGTTTACTTTGCCCTTAGTGTTCACTTTTTTACTATGTTCATGATTCGTGAACAGTTTAAAATAATGAACATTTGCGTAGTATTACTACTAACAATTAACAAATTATGTCACAATTATATATAAATCAGTGACATATCTGCCCTATTTCTGTTACAACATTTTACATATTGTACCCTAACTATTTGACACATTATGCATGAATATTCAGAAAAATTCATGCAGATGTTACCAATTTGGTTACGTTACCAAAATGGTTAAAGTTCGCTATTAGAGAACTTATCGCTCACAAAAATTACCTAATAAGACAACTTTGAGCCGTATTTGAGCGACAATCGGCTCATTTATGAACGATAAAAAAAACCCCATGTCATTCTAAAACATGGGGCTAAACTACTAAATCTACAAACTATGATAACCACCGTAAAAATACAATTATTTTTCAATAAATTTCTTTTTTACCAAGTTTAGCTTTGCCCTATATTCTAGGATTAAGCCTTTTAGCTCATCTTTTGTAGGTTTTGCTGTTTGCCTAGCTGTTTCTCTTAAATATTCAACTATGGCATTATTTTCTTCATGTAATTTGTATTCAAATTCTTCTATATTACCTGTTTTAAAGTAATTACATTCCATACATTGTGGTCTGCAATTTTGTTCCATCCATCTAGTGCTTAAATTTGACCTGCCCATAAAATGACCGCATTGTATTTCTGCAATTGTATGTTTTTTACCACAAGTATAACATTCAACGATACCTGTTTTATCTGCATATCTATTTCTAATGTATTGACTAAATACATGGTCTAGGTCTTGGATAAGATTTTGAAAACTTTCTGTGTCATCTTCAAATTCTTCTAATCTTTTTTGCGTAGAATGTACAGTAGCGCATTGTTTACACATTTTTTTTGAAAACCAATAATCAATATTGCCACAATTAACACAACGTTTTTTCTTAGTTATTATTGTACTGTTATATGCCATCTATTCTAAATTTTAAAGGTATATTATCTTCATCCATCATGCTATTACAAACATCTATAGCCATTTTATAGTAAATTTCTTTTGGTGTATTATTTTTTTTAGCCATTTCTTCAACTTTGCAAATATCTGGTCTATCATCATAAACACTACACATATCATTTACAAGCATTTTACAAGCGCCATTTTCATCAACCTCAAACGGGAACTCATCTTCAGTAAGAAATTTTTTTACTAAGCCAACTCTCCTACAACAACATCCACAATTAGTGCAAGGGAATATCATTCTTTAATTTGTTTCTTTCTTGGTTTTTAATTACTGGTTTATCTAATTTTTCTTGACCTTTTTTACCAGTATATAACATCTGTATATCAAAGTAAAAATCTTTTTTATCATCTTTTGTTAAGTCAGGATGATTTCTTATTCTGTGCATTATTTCATCTTCGGTTATCCATCTTTCCATTTGCAAATTTAATTAAATTAATTGAACTACAAAATAATTTTAAAAAAAAGTTAAAAATATTTGGGAATATGATAAATAAGACTATTTTTGTTGTCCAATAATCAAAACAAATTTATGGAAATTAAAACTGAATTAAGACTACACGAGAGAATTAAAGAGTCTTTAGATGGGCGTACACAAAGGTGGTTGTCGCTTAATGCAAAAATACCAGAATCGGAATTATCACGAAAGATGCAGGGTAAATTATTATTTACCGATGCAGAAATAACTCGTATTAACGAGGCGTTGAAAACCGATTTTATTAACGATTAAATAAATTCTAATGGCTCGCCCAATAAAGAATTACTGTGATTATTTCCCTCATGATAGGGATATGCGAAACCATAGAAAGGTTAAAGCTATTCGTACCAAGTACGGGGTTGTTGGATATGCAATATGGTCTATGACTTTAGAATACTTAACCGGTATTGATGGTAATGTATTTGAATATTCTGATGTAGAATTTGAATTAATGGCTGGTGATTTTGGGGTTTCTGCCACAGAAATACGGGAGGTGGTGGATTACTGTATCAAATTGGAGATGATATTCCTAAATAACGGTTTTATTAACTCAGAATCGCTTGATGAAAGGCTAGTACCTGTTTACGAGAAGAGAGGTCGAAGTAAGAGTAATAGTAAGAAACAACAGCGTGTGAACGGTAAATTCGTTATCAGTAACACCGTATGTAACGGAGTTTCTGGAGCAGAAAAACCGCAAAGTAAAGTAAATAAAAGTAAAGTAAAAGAAACTATACCAAGTATAGAGGAGTTTTTGTCCTTTTGCAAGGAGGATATGGTAAAGAACAATATGAATTTTAATTTGTATGAATATTCTTTAAAATCAAAATACGAGTCTTGGGTCGAAAATGGGTGGAAAGATGGTCACAATAACATAATAAAGCTATGGAAGTCTAAAATTCGCAACACTATACCACATTTAAGACCTATGCAGACACTTTCTAATAAAAGTGGAGGGAAGTATCAAAATGAATTAGAAACCGCTAGAAACGCCTTTAAACCAATTTCTGAATAATGATAACAATTTTTAAAAACATCTTTTCTAAGGAACCAAATTACATTTCTGTCGAAGCCGCGTTAAAAAGAATACAAGAAGGTAAAAGTAAATCAACTGTATCTGAAATTAGAGGAACAATTGATAAAGAAAAAGCAAATAAGATAAAACTTAACCTTCCTTCAGTGTGTTTCAGTGGTAAATTTGGAGTAGATAGGACTGATGCTCAATTAATTACGCATAGTGGGTATATAGTTTTAGACTTTGACAATGTATTTGAAATCAGAGATAAGCAAAATGAGATTATTTCACATCCTTTTGTTTATGCTTGTTGGATAAGCCCTTCTGGAAATGGATTAAAAGCTTTGGTGAAAATAGCTAATGGTCAAAAACATAGAGAACACTTTCAAGCTTTACAAGAAGTTTTTCCCGAAATTGATAAAAGTGGAATTAATCAAAGTAGAGTATGTTACGAAAGTTACGACCCCGAAATTTATATAAACAAAAAGGCTGAAGTTTTTAAGAAGATTAAAAAAACTGAAAAGGTTGTTGTTTATGAGAAAAACGATGATGACCAAAAGATATTTAAGAATGTTTTGACTTGGTTGTCTAATAAAAATGAGGCTTTTGTTACGGGGGAAAGGAATAATTTTATATTTAAGTTGGCATCGGCTTGTTGTCGTTTTGGTATTAATGAAACGGCAGCTAATTCTATGATTCATATGGAATTTATCACTAATTCTGAGTTTACAAAGAATGAAGCAGACAGAGCAATACGCTCTGCATATAAAGCTAATATAAAAAACTTTGGAAGTGCATCTTTTGATAAAGAAATATTAGTTGATAAAGTTTCTAGGAAAGAAATTGAAGTTGAGAAAGCTGTATTTGATGAAGGATTAAAGTTAAAAGATGTTATTTATGGAATTGATGTAAAAGAACAAGCTTTAAGAATATATGATGAAGGTTATGCTAAAGTAGATGGCATTGGGGTACCCGATTTGGATGATAAATTTAAACCAAAAAGAGGAGAGATTACAGTTCTTACTGGTATTGGTAACTATGGTAAATCCTCGTTCAAAAAGTGGTACCAAGCAATGCGCATAATGTTGTACGGAGAAAAGTTTGCAACATTTTCACCAGAAGATAATCCACCAGAAGAATACTATCATGATTTTGTAGAAATTATTTTAGGATGCGATTGTAGTCCTGCGAATCCACATAGACCATCTAAACAAGTTTATGAATATGTTTATGATTTAGTATGTAAGCATATATTTTATGTTTATCCAAAAGATGTTTCACCTACTCCACAATATGTGATGGAAGTATTCTTAGAATTGATTGTAAAAGAGAATGTTGATGGCGTGGATATTGACCCTTTCAATCAATTGACAAACGAATATCAAAAGTTTTCAAGAAGTGATAAATATCTTGAATGGGTATTGTCTGTATTCTCAAGATTTGCGCAGATAAACAATATTTTCTTTTGGATAATTGCTCACCCTGTTAAAATGGTTAAAGCATCAGATGGTAACTATCCTTGTCCAGATGTATTTGATTTAACTGATGGTGCAATGTGGAATAATAAGCTAGATAACATTCTTGTATATCATAGACCTTTTGCACAAACAGACCCCAGCAATCCATCTTGTGAATTCCATAGTAAAAAAATTAGAAGACAAAAGATTGTTGGTAAGAAAGGATTTATTTTATTTCAAATGTATTTTCAAACAAGAAGATTTTTATTTAATGGGTTAGATTCTTTGCAGAAGATAATTAATGATAAGAATATAGTGTTAAGACCCGATGCGTCAGTTCAAAAAACATTTGATAATTGGGTGCCTTACAAAGATGATAATGGAACAGAAATTAATTTTTAATAATAAAACAAAACACAATGATTAGAATTTCAGTAATCGGAAGATTAGGACAAGATGCTACAGTAAACAATGTAAATGGTAAAACAGTGATTAATTTTTCAATGGCTTACAGCGAAAAGTTTAAAAACCAACAGGGTGAAGATGTTGATAAAACAACATGGGTTTCTTGTGCTTATTGGACAGATAAAACAAATGTAGCAAACTACTTAAAAAAAGGTACTTTGATATACATGGAAGGGAAACCGGAAGCTAAAACATATCTTAATGATAAAACCAAAGAAACAGTGGCACAGCTTCACGCTAGAGTTACAAGTTTGCAATTATTATCAAGCAATAAAAACGAAGAAAACACATTTTAATGTATATTCACGAATTAATAAATACTATTGACGTAGAAACCCCTTTAGGATATGGAAAAGCAATTGCATGGCTCGACTACGGAAGCGACACAAACACTGTTTGGAAAGTCATATTATACCACAACGGCATGGTGCGGAACTTTTACGATGACGACATACTTGTTTACCCCAATAAAATGGATGGCGGGGAATTAGATAAAGATTATTTCAAAAACAAAAAATAATGGCAAAACTAACGAATTCAACCAAGATTACATTTGGTAAGCAAAAAACAGGAAGAGCTAAAAAATCTTATAATAAACACAGCCCACGCCCAAAAGCTTATAGAGGGCAAGGGAGGGGCAGATAAAATAAAAATATGAATAATAAAGCAGCAAAAAAACTAAGAAGATTATCAATCGCCATTGCCGCAGCTAATGGTAAAATTGAAGATTCAGAAAGAATTTACAAGAATCTAAAAACCGTACATAAAGAAAATAAAAAAGCCCCTAATGAAAGGGGCTAATTTACTAAGCATTTGCTGCTGTAAGAACTTGGTTAACTGTAGAAGTTACAATTAATTGTACACTTCTTTGGTTTAAACCAGTTGGAGGAAGAGTAATTACAGAGTTAGCAGTAGCTCCATTAACAGGGTTTGCGCCTGTGTAAGGAACAACTACAATACCTTGAGATGGGATAGCGCATACTACACCACCCGATGTTGCTGTTGCGTATTGGTTTCTTTGTAAAACCGTTACTGCGAAAATGTTTGCCATTTTGTTTTTGTTTTAATTGTTATATAATATATAATTGGCTTAGCAAATATAATAAATTTTGCCAAGTTTATAAAATGTTTAACTTTGAATTAAATTAATTAAATTATGAAATTGAAAGCTCCAAGTAATAGAGTAATCATTAAAGTTGACCTAGAAAGTAAGAATAGCCATACGTTTAAAGATGGCACAAAGATAAAGCTAGAAAGAGTATATGATAATTTTAATATGCGCTATGTTAAACCGGTTAATGCGGAAGTTGTTGATGGTAAAGACATACCTACAGGAGCTGAAATTCTTATTCATCATAATGCTACTCATGATACTTATAAGATTTTTAATTATCAAAGACCTACTGCAGAAGCTTCTTCAGATATTCAATATTTTTCAATACCTATTGAAGAATGTTTTATGTGGAGAGAAGGAAAAGGTTCCATATGGAACGCTTTAAATAATTTTGTTACAGCTTTAAGAATATTCAAGCCATATAAAGGTATGCTTGAAGGTATCGAGCCAGAAGTAATGAATAATAAATTATACATAACTAGTGGGGAATTGAAAGGTAGAGCTGTTAATACAGTAATATCAAGTGATTATGAGATTATATATCAAAATGATGATGGGACAGAAGGTAGAATCATTAGACTAAGATATTATCCAGACGGGAATGATAGAAATGAAATTATAGCCATAAATGATAATATGACTGAATTGGTTGAAAATGGTGATTTATGGGTTGGTTATAACAAATCAGATGCAAAACAATTAAAAGAAGTAGAATGTCTATAGAATTAGATAAAATTAAAGATTTAGAGAAACAAATTGCTTATTTACAAGGTAAAAACGCGTATTACGAGCAAGATGGGATTGGTAAGCTATATCATGCGTTGAATAGAAAAGCTAATGAGATGGCTGAGTTGTT